CAATGGTTCTGATTATGGTACGTTCTCAGTATTTGTTAGAAAATATGATGATACTGATAAGAGAAAAGTAATTTTAGAACAATTTAATAATGTAAACTTAGACCCAAATTCAACTAACTATATCGCTAGAGTAATCGGTGATGAAGTAAGTACAATTGATACAAATGGTAAAGTAACTACATTAGGTGATTGGGCTAGTAAATCTAAATATATTAGAGTAGATGTAAGTGATTCAGCTCCTGTAGCAGCAGTTCCTTACGGACATGGTGCATATACATTACCAATTAAAACTTCATCAGATACAAAAGTTCCAGTTGTTACTTATTCAACAGCATCAAGTGGTTCTTCAATCTTATGTAGTGGTATTGATTTAGAAGGAAATACTGATAACGCATTTTATTTAAAACCAATTCCTGATGGAGCTACAACTGGTTCTAACGTAACATTTGGTTTAGATGCACAAGCTAATTTAGCATTAACTTCAAATGCAAATGCATTGGAAGTTTCATATAGAACTTTCACAATAGCTTTCCAAGGTGGATTTGATGGTGTAAATCCAACAACTCCAATCAACAAAGGATTAGATATTATTTCTACAAACGTTCAAGGATTTGATTTATCAACTGCTGCAAAAAGTGGTTCGGTAGCATACAAAAAATGTTTAAATGCATTATCAAATGTAGATGAGTGGGATATTAACTTATTAGTATTACCTGGTGTTAATCATAACGACCACGGAAATGTAACTCAAGCTGCAATGGATGTTTGCGAAAACAGAGCTGATACGTTTTATATTATGGATGCAGCAGGACAAGGTGCTGGTATTGAAACGGTAGTAGGTGTAGCAGAAGGTTTAGATACTAACTATGCAGCAGTTTACTATCCTTGGGTTAAAACAATCGATACAAACACAAACAAATTAATAACAGTTCCACCATCAGTTTTATTACCTAGAGTTTATGCAGCTAACGATGCTACATCAGCAGAATGGTTCGCACCAGCAGGTTTGAATAGAGGTGGTATCACTGGAGCAGTAGCAGTATTAGATAGATTAACACATTCTGATAGAGATACTTTATATGAAGGAAAAGTAAATCCAATCGCTCAATTCCCTGGACAAGGTATCGTAGCATTTGGACAAAAGACTTTACAAAGTAGACCATCAGCATTAGATAGAATCAATGTAAGAAGATTACTTATCACAGTTAAGAAGTATATTGCTTCAACAAGTAGATATTTATTGTTCGAACAAAACACAATTGATACTAGAAACAAATTCTTAAATACGGTTAACCCTTATTTAGAAAACATTCAACAAAGACAAGGTTTATACGCATTCAAAGTTGTAATGGATGAAACCAACAACACTCCAGACGTAATCGATAGAAACATCTTAAAAGGTGCAATATTCTTACAACCAACTAAAACTGCTGAATTCATTCAAATTGATTTCAATGTTTTACCAACTGGGGCAACTTTTAACGCATAATTAAAAAAAGATATACTTATAATAAGTAAAGGAGAAATAAACAATGGCTGACGTATTATCATTTGATAAGATATTTTATACAAACTTTGAACCAAAGTTAGCGAATCGTTTCATTATGGAAATTGATGGTATTCCATCTTTCATGATTAAAACAGCAAACAGACCTAAGTTAGAAAGTGAAGTTGTAGAATTAGACCATATCAATTTAAAGAGAAAAATTAAGGGTAAATCAAACTGGACTGATATCACTATCACTCTATATGACCCAATCGTTCCAAGTGGTGCACAAGCAGTAATGGAGTGGATTAGAACATCACATGAATCTATCACTGGTAGAGATGGATATGCAGATTTCTACAAAAAGAATATCGATTTCTATATGTTAGGACCTGTGGGTGATAAAGTAGAGCAATGGAAAATTGTTGGTGCTTGGATTTCTTCGGCAGAGTTTGGTGATGTAGATTGGAGTTCAAACGATCCAGTTATGATATCATTAACAATTACTTACGATTACGCAATCTTAGAATTCTAATCTAAAGAAAAATATAAAAGAAAAGGGAGACATTATTTGTTTCCCTTTTTTATTTTCGTTATATTTATATATACAAATATATAGTTATGACATCAAAAGAATTTACACTTTGGTTAAAAGGATTTACGGACGGAGTACATGAATATAATATTACTCCAAAACAATGGGATTTATTAAAAGATAAATTAGCAGAAGTTAAAGATGAAACACCAATAGGATTTCCGTTTGGAACACCAAATACTGCACCAATACAAACATTACCATTTATCCAACCATACAATCCGTATAATCCATTTCAAATAAATTGTGGCGATACTAATGGTACAACGATTACAACAACACCTGGAAGTGGTTCTATTACAATAGCTAATCCACCATTTGGATTTGGAAGTACATCAACTGCATATGGATATCCGAGTGGTTCAGCATGGAGTTATACAACATCAAATCAACCATTTTCTACACAAGATGATGATTCATTAAAACCAACTAAACAATCTAAATTCAAAAAAAGAAAAGCAAAATCGGTAAAAGAATGGGAAGATACTTATGATTTAGGTGGTGAAGAATAAAAATTTAAAAAACAAATAGTTATATAAAACAAACAAAAAGTTATTATGGAAGAAAACATAAACATTCAAAGAGGTACAACGCCAGTACAACCTCAACAAACACAGCAAGCAGCTCCAACATTTGATTTTCCAACGCAAGTTATATCATTACCATCCGAAGGTAAAGTATACGCAGAATCAAATCCATTGAGTAAAGGAACATTAGAAATTAAGTATATGACAGCGAGAGAAGAAGATATCTTAGCTGATAGAAACTTAATTAACAAAGGTATCGTTCTACAAAAATTATTAGAATCAGTAGTAGTTCAACCTGGTGTAAACGTAGATGATTTGGTAATCGGTGATATCAATGCAGTTTATTTAGCAACTCGTATGTTAGGATATGGTCCTGATTATGATGTAGAAATAACTGACCCTTTTAGTGGTGAAAAACAAAAAGTAACAATTGATTTATCTGCAATCCAAACCAAAGATATTGATTATAGTAGATTAAATTCACAAAATAGATATGAGTTAACTCTACCGGTTTCTAAAAAGAAATTAATAGTTAGATTACTTACACATAAAGATGAAAAAGATATCACACAAGAAACTCAAGCGATGGAAAGATTAACAAAAGGCAAGAGTGTAGGTACTGATGTTACTACAAGATTTAAATATATGATTGTAGAAGTAGATGGTAATAGCGATAGAGGATTTATTAATAAGTTTGTACCAAATATGTTAGCAGGTGATACAAAGGCATTGAGAAATTTCTTTAAAGAACTTTCTCCCGATTTAAATATGAAATATGATTTTGTATCAGAAGTTACGGGTGAGTCGGAGGCACTTGATATCCCCTTTGGGATTAGCTTTTTTTACCCTACCGCCTAATTATACAAAATCACTTTATGAAGAACTATTCTTTTTGGTTTTTCAAGGTGGAGGAGGATTTACATTCTCTGATGTGTATAATTTACCACTACATATACGAAAAATGTATGTGCATCAATTAGTAGAAATAAAAAAGAAAGAAAACGAACAAATACAAAAAACAAATAGTAAAGTTAGGAGAAGATAAACTCCTAACTTTTTGTTTTATATGATATTTATATAAAATCATGCAAAGATATGGAAAATAATAAAGAACAAATTTCTGAAGGATTATTAACTTCAATTGTAGATAATTTTTTTAAATCATTACAAAGGGGTGTAGCAGATAGATATATCAAAGCAGCTGAAAAGGCAGGTGTGCATCCAGAAGTGGCTAAGAAAATGGAAAAAATGAAAAATGATTGGAGTGATTTTGATAAATACATGAAAAAATATCACGGACAATAATAAATGGCTAATAACCCAAATGATACTGGATTAGAGAAAGCTAGAAAAGCATTAGTTGCTGAAGTTTTGGAGTTACGTGAAAAAGAACGCAAAACATTAGAAGAAGGTAATGCTATAGCTAAAGCAGATGCGTCATTATTAGCTAGCAAAGTTAAACAATTAAAAAAAGTAGTTGAGTTAGTAAATGCAGAAAATACAGCTCTTAAAGAATTAAAACAAAACTACGAAGCAGCGGAAGAGACGATTAATAGTATGTCTGAACTGCAGGAAAAATTAAAACATCATTTAAAAAGTTCTGTTAAATTTGGAGTTAATTTAGCGGATAGTATTGGATTAGCATCTAATAATCAAAAAGATGGATTTGAGGAAGCATCAAAATCATATGCAACTACTTTACAATCAATTGCAGAATTAGCGGGATTAAATAAAGAAGATTCGGCAGCAATTGCAACAAAAAGTCAAGAAATTGATAATCAAATTGCTGCAATGAAATCTCAACTTACAATTTCGGAAGGATTATTTGATGAAACCAGTGATAAAGCAGATATAGATAGAGCAATAATTAGTAGTATGTATCAACAAATTGATGCATTATCAACTATGAAAGAAGATGCCGGCAAATTTGCAAATCTATCAAAAGAAACAAAAGAATTATACGAAGAATTGGGTGAAGATTTAGAAGGTATAAATAAAACTTTTAAAAAAATAACAACCGCTACAGAAGTATTTTTTAGTTCTACTAGAAATATGATTGGAATGGCTTTGTTTGGAGCAGGTGAATTAGCACATAAATTTCACGAAGTTGGTAGAGAGATGGGATATAGCTTAACACAAGCTATGGGATTTAAATCTCAAATCTTACTTGCTGGAATATTAAGTCAAGAAAGTGCAGAGGCAGTAAAAGAATTAGGTAAAGAGTTAGGAGATACTAGTCATATATCAAATGGTATGGCAGCCGATGCAGCGATGTTAGCATACCATTATAAATTAAGTGGTGAACAAGCAGCATATTTATCAACGGCATTCGGTGAACTACAAGGACAAAGTTGGATGACGGGGCAAAATACACTTAAATATGTATCAGCCTTATCAGCCGCAAATGGTGTAATGCCAGGTGAAGCAATGAAAGATATTGCTAATAATAGTGAATTTATGGCTAAATTTACTCAAGAGGGTGGTAAAAATATTGCAGAAGCAGCGGTAGCAGCAGCTAAATTAGGTATAGGATTAGGAACAGCCGAAAAAATGGCAGACCATTTATTAGATTACCAAACATCGGTAGCTGATGAAATGGAAGCATCTGTATTATTAGGTAGAGATTTAAACTTAGGAAAGGCGAGAGAGTTAGCATACAATGGTAAAATCGCAGAGAGTATGGAAGCGGGATTGGAAGCAATTGGTGGTATAAGTGAATATAATAAAATGGATTACTACCAAAGACAAGCGGTAGCAAAAGCATTAGGTGTT